CAGATCTTGTAGTTCTGGAAGTAAGTTGTCTGTATAAACCTTTTTAGAAATAGATAATATTCTGTAGTAGGCGTTACGATAATTGTTTAGATTAAGAATGAACTTCTTATTTTTTGAGTAATAAACCTCTAATGGCAAAGAAATCTTAATTTCATGCTTCATGTGGAATTTGTCTTTTAATTTCTGTGGCCATGTGTTCTAAAAGAATATTAATAATTTCTGCTTTCTCTGACTGTGTTAGCTTTGTAAACTCTAACATGATTTGTTCTATTGCTTTTTGACCTTGCATTTTTTCTCCAAAAAAGCAGGAGGTTTCTCGCAAAGCCCTCCTGATGCTTTATAAAAATCTAGCTCTCGCTGGATAGTACGAATTAATAAAAGTTAATAGCGTCCTGATAATTTTCGTTGTGAAACATCTCTACTTCAGCAACGGGATCAAAGCAGTCATACTTTAGATTTATTTTGTGGTATTTTTTATACGCCTCAACAATATTATCTGTTTTCTTATCAGCGTAGTCTCCTTCCGCTTGATCATAAGATAATCTCATTAGCATATGCATGTCATTAGTCATTCCCATGTAATCTCCTGTTATTACTAGATGTAGACATTATAGTTATTTTAATATAAAATGCAACTTAGATATATTTACCTAGGAGGGTACAATGGAATTTAATTATAAAGACCAAATAGATGCTATTTTAAAAGCATCAAACACAAGTGGCATAAGCAATGACGAAGTTAACTATGCTTTATTTAATCTTAAAGTAGCTATAGCTGAATTAAATGAATCAGTTAGTAAGTTAGTTGTAGAGGCTAAAAAAATACAGGAGGCATCATGAGTAAAGCAAAAAAAGAACAAGCACACGATCAATTTTTTTATGATCTATGTGATGTAACTGAAAAAGCTGCTGAAGGTGGTATTGACATTCCACATGCAGTCTTTGTTGGCATACAGTTTTTTACACAAATGGCACTAGACTGTGCACCTAATACAAAGGAAGCAAAAGATCTTATTAAAGATGCAATGAAAAATGTTAAGAAGGAGGCAATATGATTACACACAATGATGTAGTACAAGAGATACGCGATCGTATCAAAACAGATGTTGAACCAGGTTTACACAAAGCTTGGGTTAATAAAATATTAATGATTGTCGATGATGTAGAAACCATTGCAGACGAGATGATCTCACGAGGAGTGCAGAACTATGAGCCTATTGAATGATGTAACCACAGGGATACAAATCCCTTCAATTAAAATAAATCTATCGGGTACTGATGGCATAGGTAAGACTACCTTTGCAAGTCAAGCACCTAACCCTATCTTTATTAAGACAGAGTCTGGTACTAACTTTATAGATACATCATCCTTTCCTTTATGTGAAACTTATGACGATATACTTTTACAGATAAAGACTTTATATGAAGAAGACCATAACTATAAGACAGTAGTCTTTGACACAACTGACTGGGCTGAGAAGTTAGTACAACAAAAAGTTTGTATGAACCATTCACAAAAGTCTATTGAGTCTATGGGTTACGGTAAAGGTTATACAGAATCTGCTGAATTATTTGGCAGACTATTAAGAATGTTTGACAGCTTACAGAAAGAGAAGAAGATGCATATCATCTTACTCTCTCATGTAGGTATTAGAACTTTTAACGATCCAGAGCGTGAGCCCTACGATCGTTGGGAGATGGCTACACATAAGAAAGTATCAGCAATGATACGTGAGTGGGTAGACTTCAACCTGTTTGCAAACTACGAGGTATCAACTCGTACTAGTGGACAGGGCTTTAAGGAAACAACAAGGGCTGTGTCATATGGCAAGCGTAAGTTGTTTCATAAATACACCGCAGCATTTGATGCCAAGAGTCGAGTTGACTTGGGAAATATTCCTTTGGATCTTGATTGGACAGCTTTTATGACTGCATTTAAAGAATCTTTAAAATCTAAACGAGGAGAATAATATGTCTGATTTTGAAATTAACTTGACGGGTGTCGAGGAAACTGGATCTTTTGATCTAATGCCAGTCGGTGACTACGAATTTGTAGCTACTGCTTGGGAGAATAAAACAAGTGCTAAGGGTAGTGCCTACCTTCAGATTACTTTTGATGTGACAGGCCCCACTCATAGCGGTCGTAAAATATGGGAAACCTTTATGCTTGAAGGAGCTGGGTTGAACGTATCTGTTGGCAGACTAAGAGACTGGAGAAAAGCAATGGGAATGGATCCCGATGTATCAGCTTTTGGTTTAGAACAGTTAGAAGGTATGTTGAACATTCCTTTCAAAGCCTCGGTCAAAGTTGAACCAGGTGGAGATAAGGGAGACGGATCGAAATGGGATGACAAAAATAGAATCAATAGATTCTTATCAGCAGGTGCAACAGCTCCTAAGTCAGCCCCTTCGCAAAGTCCTACTAAGAAAGCAGAGTCAAGTGACGATGGTTTTGATTGGGACAAATAATTTATCTATAAGGAGAGAGAATTTTTGTAGATAAATAACTCGAGGAGTAATCTTAATACCAAGGCTACTCCTCGCACCTACGGGTATTATATACCCTAATGTATTTTGGAGAAATATAAATGGCTATAGATAAAAGAGAGGCTAACGCCTTAGTAGAATCAATGACATCATTGTTAGATTCATTAGAAGAAAACTTTGACAGCTTACCATCTGGATTAGATACTAAAGTTAAGGAAGCAAAACTAACATTACTTAACGTGGACATTGAAGATGATAGACAAAGAAAAATTCATAGAATATTTAGATAAGCAAACGTGCGATAGAGTTCTAGAAGATGTGCAAAGTTGCTTAGATGAGTGGTCACTAAAAGAACTTGATTCAAGATCAGCAGTTATAACATTAACTAGGTTTGCTGTTGACTTGGCATTTAAGTTTTCACACACAGAAGCAGAAGCACTACAACTAATACTAAACATGGTACATAACCACATGGAGTTACCAGGGTTTGAACAAGAAACAATAGAAGAACTAGAAGAACCTAGCAATACAATACATTGAAACTTAGATACTACCAAAGGGATGCAATAGATTCCCTACACCATTGGTTTGCCAAACGCCCAGCAGAGGATCATGCATTGATCGTATTGCCCACGGCTGCTGGTAAGACCATCATCTTTTCTCATTTCATTAAAGAGATATTAGCTAACGATCCTACCGCCAGGTTCTTGGTCATGGCTCATAGAAAAGAATTAGTAGAGCAAGCAGAGACTAAACTTAAAATGGTATGGCCCGATGCACCAGTGGGTGTCTTGGCCGCTGGAATGAAACGATACGAGATAGATTCACAGATCCTTGTAGCAAGTAGAGATACCTTAGCATCACCTAAGAGATTAGATGCTGTCGGTAGCTTTGATTACATGATCATAGATGAGGCACATAACGTACCGCCAAGCTCTCATACTAGGTACAAGAAGATCATAACAACCCTATCAGACAGGAAGCCCATGAAGGTTATGGGTTGCACTGCTACACCATATCGTATGGGACAGGGTTATATATATGGCAATCGTAAAGATCATTTCTTTAAAGACTTAGCTTACTCGGTATCTATACCAGAGTTAATACGAGAAGGATTCCTATGCAGACTATCTGCCTATGCTGTTAATGATGATGCCATCATTGATGCAGGATCAGTTGGCTTGAAGTTTAAGAACGGAGACTTCAAGGAGAGAGAGCTAGAGAAGATAGCTATCGTTGATGACACCATGCTCAAAGTTATTAACGACTGGATCGACAACGCTTACACTAAAGGCAGGACAGCAACAGTATTCTTCTGCGTATCAGTATTACATGCAGAGAAAATGACTCAGTGCTTAAAGACCTACGGGATTGAAGCTGAGTGCGTGACTGGTGAGACACCAAAAGAAAAGAGAGAGGATGTATTACAAAGATTTAACGATGGATCTATCCATGCTATATGTAATGTAGGTGTGCTGACTGAGGGCTGGGATGCCCCAAGAGCTGACTGCATAGCATTACTAAGACCAACACAAAGCGTTGGCTTGTTTGTGCAGATGTGTGGCAGGGGCATGAGATTGCATGAGGATAAAGATACTTGCTTACTACTAGACTACGGAGAGAATGTAGCTAGACATGGTTGTCTTGATGAGATACAACCTGATCAGTCAGCTCCAGCTAGATACCATCCAAAGGTATGCTCTAGTTGTAGTGCTATCAATCTACCTTCTGCCAAGAAATGTATTGAGTGCGACCAGGTATTCGAGGGATCTAAAAAGTTTGAAGAGCTAGAGACTAAGAAAGAAAAAGAAGTTGCTAAGAGAACTAAAGCAGAAAGGCAGGCTGTCTTATCTGATGAGAGAGAGAAGTCCAAGCCTAGATACAAACCAGTAACAGATATCTATGCGACAGTAACTAAGTCCATGAATGGCAGTGAGTATTGTCAGGTGATCTTTACAGTTAAGAATGAGTTCTTCCCTAAGAAAATGCCATTGATGTTCGGTCATCCTACTGCACACAACATGGCAGTGCGTAAGTGGAAGAAGATAGCAGACAAATGGGGATGTCCTAAACAACCATGGATGGCTGTTGAATTAATAAATAGTGGTGCCTTTGAAAACATATCTGAGATTGTCTTACAGAAGCAGGGCAAGTATGAGAATGTTATAGGGATCAGAACAAAACAAAACGAGGAGATATTATTGTGATAATCAATAACCTACTAGATGAAGTAGAAACAAATGCTGAGAGACGACAAAGATTTTATTTGGGTATCAGCGGTATCGGCAATCCGAATCAAAGACTCCTCTGGATGCGATACCGCTGGCTCATGCCCGATGATTGGGAGCCAAGAGTTCTTAGGTTGTTAGACCTAGGTAATGTAGTAGAAGAACATTTGATTGAGAAGCTTCGTAAGATCCCTAACGCAATTATCTATGACGTACAAGACAACGGCAAGCAATTTAGAACTGAAGCCCTTGGCGGTCATGTCAAGGGGCATATGGACGGTATGGCTGAGAACTTACCAGGCTTGAAAGAACACACCAAATATTTATTAGAGTTCAAGACAGCTAACGACAGTCGCTTCAAGAACCTAGAGAAGCTAGGTAGCTACTGCGGTTGGTCGGAAGAGTATGATGCACAGATCCATTTATATATGGGACTGTTCAAGCTAGACCATTGCATAGCTATTGTTTACAACAAGAACAACTCAGCTTTATATACTGAGATCATTGACTTTGATTACTTAAAGTTTGAGATGCTAATGGAGAAGGCTGAGAATCTATTGTTAACCAATACACCACCAGACAATTACATACCCGAGACTGACTATAGAATACGTAGCTTCATGTCACCCAAGGAAAGGGCCGCATACCTTGGTAGATCTTTACCAGAAAAAATCCACTGTAGATCATGTCGCTTTGCTAAGGTTGATATTAATAAAGGGGACGGTCATTGGCATTGCTCCCAGCATGATAAGAGGATAGATGAGGAGAGACAAACCAAGGGATGTCCTAAGCATAACTACATACCAGAGTTAATACCCGCTACTGTTATCGAAGAGGATGCTAACTTTGTTATCTATGAGAAGGATGACTTTAGGTTTATCAACGTAGCTAAACAAAAGGAATCTACAGAAGACAATCTTTATTCTAGCGAGGAGCTGATAGAGGTAATCAACAGTGGCTTTCCAAAAGAATTACTAGAGCAGTGTGCTTCTGTAAAGAAGTTAATGAACGGTACGATCAAGAGTATCAGACCTTGGGTTGAGACAGGTACGCCCTTCTAGGCCTTAGCTTTCTTTATTACTAGGATTTCTACGCCAGGATATAGAGCTTCAACAAGTTTCTTTTTTAATCTAAACATAGGTGTCTCTATGCCTTTGGTATCTTCTATAACATCATCACCATTGATGTTCTTATATTTAAAGTCAGCCTTGTAAAGACATACCTTCTTCTCATTAACAAAGCATGGGAAGGGTGGGTGTATCTCTATGTCAGATATTAATCCTTGATCTTCTAGTTCTTTAAGATGATTGTATCGAGCTGCCTCAAGTTTACTATCAAAGGTATAGCCATCGAGTCTTACTTTCTTTGCTCCGTATTTGTTATACAAGTTAGATTCCTAGTATTTTTCTTTCTTCTTCTTCTCTTAATAACTGAGATGCTCTACTAGGTTGAGCAAGACCAGGTGCTTGAAACTGTCCTTGTAAAGATTGTCCAGTTAAATCTAATGATGCAGCGGCTAAGTCTCCAACAGGTACATCCTGCGGTGCTTTAATATCTGTTCCTTGTACGGCAAAGTTAAGAACGTCTTTATTAATGTCACTAGGTTTAAATATACCTAGCATAACCAAATCTCTATTAGCCACCTTAGCAATTTTTAACTGTTCGCTAATAGCATAATCAGGAACTCCTAATGTTCTTGCATCTTCTATAGCTGTGTAAAGAGTTCTTAAAGAATTGTATCTGTCTTCGTTTGTATTGATGTAACCTTTAACAAAACTTTCTGCATTTTTTCTGTCGTTTGATCTAAGCAATCTATTAAATTCATTAGTTGTTTCTCTTATAGCTCTCTTAGATTCTGCTGCTTTGTAATACAGAGATCTTTCTAGCTGTGGTTTAACAACTTTAATACCAGAGAAAGCTTGTACCATTGTCTCTGCTACATCAATAGGTTTTCCTTTTGGACTAATTAAATCTTCTTCTCCTGTAAAGACAGAGGCTGCCGCTGTTACAAAATCTTTAGGAACAAACTGAGTACCCTCTGCATCAACTTTTATTGATACAGGAAGTGCTGTAGGTGATATTGAATTTAAAATATGTGCTGTTGATTTCCAACCTTTATCACCTAACTCATCTGATTCGTTATAAATAATTTTACCTGTTGACGTTTTACCAGCATAAGCTTCAAGCAAAGAATTGGCACCTATACTCGTAGATAGAAAAGGATTTCCTATTTCTCCTGCCATATCTATCATTGAGTTGCTTGCTATACTCATTAGACTAGCTTCGTTTCTATTACCAGTAGCAACTGCATTTAACACAGCTTTAATCGGTCTTTGTAAAAAATCATAAGGATTGGTGTAACTATAATTAATAAAGCCTGTAATGTTACCCGCTGCATCTGTGCTTGT